GAACATTTCACCGTCAGTAACTCCATTCATTGCCACCGAAGGTATCTTAACGAATTGTTCTTTAACTAATTCAATAAATTCCTTTTCAGATTTAAAGGAATCTGTTAATACATGTGATTTTTCACACTCTAACATATGATTTCCAAGTAGTCTAAAAACCCCACAAAACATTAAACAAGCATCAGGTCCCCACGCTGAAATTCCTTGTCCAACTTTGAAGAGATCTACTTCACCGTGTTTTGGTTTAAAAATTTGTTTTAGATGAAATCTTACATCCCTATGTCCATTTCCTTCAAGACCCACCATTTTTAACTGATAATTTCTTTGAATCATATCATTAATAAATTTACGTATGATCACTTGAACATCAATTTCATTAAATATTGTATAATTCACTTCCATATGTTCATCAAAATACATATTAACCATATCCCTAGCTAACTGTTTTTCGGTATTTCCAAAAGTCATAATTGGTATTTTATTTAAATATCTAGCACCTAATACAGCTAAAGTCTGCATAGGTTTTTTATTCGAATAATGTAAACCCAATCCAGACGTTAATGAATAATATTTATCAGTATTAACCACAGGATGTCCTCTTGTATTAATCTGATTAAGCAATTGATAATTTATACTACCAGATCTAAAAGAGTCAAGAACGATCTGACTTGAAAGCTGATTTAATGAAGTTGTTGTTTGAGTAATTTTTGGCAATAATTCTTTAGTCATAAGATAAGAATCACTTGGAGGTTGACATGGTTTTAAAATATTATCAATGACAATATCATCATTTTCCACAACTTTGATTGACAATCTTGGTTCCATAATATATGTCTCCAATGTATTATAAAATTCATCATCCAAACCTAATGCTTCTATAAATCTTCGGGATGTTGTTCCACCATCGTCAACAAGATACAATTTTTCCTTATGTCTACTTAATGCAACAATTTGTAATTCTCTAGAATTTATTATTTTAGTATCTAATTCACTCAAATACAAAACGGCTACATCGAATGTCCCACCCTGATTACTTCTAACTGTATTTTTCTTATTTTCAGTGTTAGATTTAGCACTATTTGAAGAAAAACACATTTGTAATTTGGATGCATCTTTTGGAACTTCCTCAGGAGTAACCACAAAAATACTTTTCTTTATAGTCGAAGCACAACCAAATTCATAACCATAATTTTTATTCAGTAAGGCAACAGTATCCATTGGATTCCGAAAATTCATTAGTAAAGTGTGTTTTGACATATTTTCAATATCCAGCCAATTTCCAATGTACAATCCTTCAGATGGTTCTTGTATTTTACTTTGTGATGTATCACCAACAAGGTAAACTTCTTTTACGGAATTATTAAAACAAATACAAGCAAGCATGTCGTAAGAAAGATTTGTAAATTCATCAACAAAAATTCTCGAATGTCCAGTTGTCGACATTGCCAAATGTTGTGTGTGGAAATTTAACGAATATTTATTACCCAATCCATCATCAATATCTGTATAATCACATTTAAGTTTTTTGAAAGGTGCTATAATCAAATCATGTTCATCTGCTAGTTTCCTGATCATATAGGACTTACCTGCTCCTGGCCCCCCTCTAATGTAATGGAATTTTACATTCATCTTAAATTCTGTTTTTGGAACATTTTTTAGAGCATTCGTTTTAACTTTTGCTAATCCTTCTGGATCAGTTTCGACATCTTCCAAATTTCTCCGTAATGATTTTAACTGTTCATTTGTTAACCCTATTTCCATTTCAGGTGATTTAAATTCACATTTTAATACCTGTGAACC